CTGCGGCGTGTTCTACCGATTCATTAATTTGGTCTTGTGCTTCTTTTGCGGCCTGTTCATTACCTTCTGCAATTGCTTCTTCTAACATTTTTGGATACATTTCTGTATACTCATATGTTTCGCCATCAATAGCCTTCTGAAGGCAATCGTTTACATTTAGTGTACCAACAAGGAGTTCTAAATGGCCCCATGCGTGTTTTACTTCTTGCTCAGCAGTATATTCAAAGTGTTTTGCAACATCTTCATAACCCTGTTCACGAGCAAGTTTAGCAAAATACTTGTACTTCACATGAGCCTGTGATTCACCAGCAAAGGCTGCTTCTAAGTTTTTAATTGTTACAGACATATTTTCTCCTCAATAGAAAAGTATTATCGTAAATACTTATTCATAGTATATCATAATAACTGTTATTTTTCTAATGATATTTTTTCATGATTTCATTAGATAGAATCTATTAAAGATGCAACCAGTTTCTATCTTCAAATACATTCGTTTTCTCAGTAGAGATTGGAAAACTTAAAGCCAACCTTCTCGTTTGAGATAAAGCTCTATGGTACTGTTTAGCTGGCATAAAAATAATATCACCTGGATTCATTAAAAATTCTTCAATTGGGCATATATTATCTAAATTAATATCTTCGCCTGTATGAAATACATCATAAACTTGGAATATAGTTTCACCCTCTATTTGCAATATTAAGTTATGAGAACCGTCAAAATGAATTCCAAATCCCTGGTTATTTCCTTTAATATCAAAAAATATATGAGTATCTACATTGCCTTGTAGTAAATTTTCCAATTCATAAGCTAAATTATTTACATTTTCATTTACTTTACTACAATCCATCAATAAACAAACATTTTTTTCAATTTCTTGCTTTACGACACTTATAGGTAAAGCATTTCGGTCTGTAGCCCACTTACTATTATTCCAAGTATAAACTTGTTCACTTTTTGCAACTGTAAATCTAGAATCATTAATGAAAGGTCTTAAATTCAAGAGATTAGATAAATCAGTAAAAGAAAAATAATCTTTATAATTTTTTATATAATTTTTTTCATAAAAGTATTTTAATTTTAAAATTCTATCTTTCACATCATTTAAAATCATAAAACCTCTCATTAAAACTATGCAATAAGTCCTGGTTTGTAAACTGTCTTACCATTTTCTTTCATTGCAGTAAGAACTTGTTTTTTTAAATTTGCTGGATCATAAGAAACATGAACCCATCCAGAGTCAGGAACACCTGGTGTGTAAAACTCAAGAATTAATTGTGTGAAATCAAAATATTGTTCAATATAAGCTGCAAGATCTGCATTTGCTACACCAGGAATTTCAATGTCAGCTGCTTGACCTCTACAATGATCACTTGTGCGTGAACCACCAACGGCAGCATTTACATCAGGATGACGAAAACCAGAATTGACTTTTATACCTTTACCATATGCATCACGGATTGGTTGAAGAACCTGTTCACACAAAACACGAAGGTTTTCAATCTCAACTTCACCTGGAGTGTTATCTAGTCCTTTACGAAGGGCTGTCTCGCTTTTGATCATTTCAGCTAGTGAAAAATTAGCAGTTAGTTGCATTTCTTTTTTCCTTTGTTAAATTTTTAATTGTTATAGATTTGCCTTCTAATGAATAATCAAGTTCGTCTCCAACTTTCCAATCAAGTTCATTAATAAGTTCATTTGACAGTTCAACAACCGCTTCTTCTTTATCATTTATTTCAATGACTTCACAAATAAATGACTTAGACATGATTAATTCCAATGCTACATTTTTGCAGAAAATTTAAACCATCTTCATTTCTATATGTATATTTATAGAACACATTTCGAATGCCCGATTGATGAATTAATTTCGCACACTCAATACAAGGCGCATGAGTAACAAACATATCTGCATTTTCTGTTGAATTTGTTGATCTTGCCACTTTAGCAACTGCGTTTGTTTCAGCGTGCAATACTTCAGGCCTAGTTTTTAATATTTGTCCGCCATCTTCATGTTGTTCTATCAATTCTTCACAATTATTATCCCAACCACTAGGCATACCATTGTAACCAATACCAATGATTGTATTATCTTTTACAATGACACAACCAACTTGTAAGCGTTTAGCAGAAGATAATTTCGAATACACTTCTGCTGCTTGCATATGTGCATCAATTAACTTCTTTTTCATTTTTGTCTTTTTTGTTTTTGATTAAAACAGAACCAAGAATGGTCGCCTCAATCATCGCATTCTTAAAATCACTTTTTTTCTGGCCAGACATACCAGCAAGCAATCTTTTAATTTGTTTGCTCAACCGAAAGTTTTTATCACGCTTTAACATAATATCTCCAAGTAAAGCGGGGCATGAAGCCCCGCTGAGTTATGCTGCTTTCTTCTCTTGCAGAAGTTGCGGCTTAAACTCTTTAAGTTCATTACCAATTTCAATCTTGCGTGGTTTCTTGTGTTCAGGAATTATATTCTCTAAGCCAACACGCAGAATGCCATCTTTAAATTCTGCACCTTTTACTTCTACGGTTTCAGCAATCGTCAATGTTTTTGTAAACGACCGAGTGCCAATACCACGATGCAGATATGTTACATCAGTATCTTTTTCTTTTCTCTCACCTTTAATTGTAAGAGTACCATTTTCTGATGTGATTTCAATTTCATCTTTACTGAAACCAGCAACAGCAAGCTCAACGACATAATGAGTGTCATCTAGCTTAATGATGTTGTGTGGAGGAAAAGATTGGGTTATCTTTGCAGAATCCATATTTAAAAGTTTCTCAATGTCATCAAAGAAACGCTCAAATCCCAATGATGAATGAACCAAAGGTCCAAATGAAATACGCCCTACTGTCATAGTTTTCTCCTTTTAAGCGAGTTAATTAAAGTTGTGGCCCATTAGGCACCACAGGTTTATTTATAGTGATGTACTATAAATTCTTAATAATTGGAATCATCAAAGCTCTTTTTGAGTCCAATGTTATATTTAGCTACTAGCTGCCATTCATTTTTTTCTTTAAAAGAAATAATTTTTATTTGATGTATTGGAGCAATATTATCACCAATAATTTGTGGATTTAATATTTTGATTAAGTTCCAATCTTCTAATAATCTAGCAATTGCATTTCTTCTTTGAATGTCGTTTTCTGAAATGTTAGATGGTTTGCCATCAAGAGCAAAAAGTTCTTTGAAATGAGTAATGAAATATCTTCCTTGTTTATGGAGAATATGACATGATTGGTAGAGAACTTTTTCTTTTCTTGAAGATACACCAATGCGAGTAAGAGTCTCTTTCACTTTTAAGAAATCATCTTGTTCCTCTAAACTTATCTCGACAAATTTAGTCAAATCAACCATAACTACCTCTTATTCAATCCACCCTTTTGGGTTTGTTCTTTTAATTGTTGGATCTGGTCTTTGCTTAGTAAGCGGAGTGCCTCACGGGCTTTTGAATCAGAGAAACCATAGACTTCTTTAATACATTCCAAATCATCACTTTTCTCAGATTTAATCCACTTCGCAAATGGTCTCTTTTGTGACCTGATAGTATTTATAAAAAAATCATTTTGAGGTTTTTTGTCTAGAAAATGGCGTCTATTCATTTCATTTGCATACATTACGCAGTCTTTATGGTAAGATAGAGAACGATTAATGATGAAAGGATTGTATTCCTTCTCTGTTAATTCATCGACAATTAACTGTTTTTTGCCTTGTAGTATTTCTTTAACATAATCGAATGGGCTCATACAAACTCACACGATACCATTAGTTCTGTCAAACAAGCAACCGTATTAATTTCTTGATCAGCAACAAATGCAGCCTTGTATTGATAATCAGCAAGAATAATAACTGCTTGTGGAATAGATTGAGGTTTCAATAGATCATAAAGCGTATCATATAATTTGCGATACAATACGGTACTGTCTATCTCATGCGATGCAACCCATTTACGAATCGAGGCAAAATCTTTTGCTGCAATTGATTTGGTCAATTCGTTGATTGATACATCAGCAATTTGTGTAAGAATGCCTGTATCGATTTTACCAAACTGTGAGTAACGCTGAAGTTCATTCAGCACACGGCGAAAGTCTGGAAAATGTTTTTTGATAAGTTCTGCAATTACCGCATCATCAAAGTCAACTTTTTCACTTTGCAAAATTGTTTGAATGCGCTTGAAAAATGCAGATGCCATTTTGGCCTTCTCGCCATTCTTAAGGCCAAAGTCGATGACGGCACATCGACTATGAAGTGGTTCTATAATGCGATTTTTGTAATTACAAGTAAAGATAAAAGAACAATTACTTGCAAATTCTTCTATTGCATTTCGTAAAGCAGGTTGGGTTGAATTTGGATTTAGATAATCTGCTTCATCAATAATAATGACTTTGCGACCACCAGCAAGCGACATTGATGATGCATAATTTTTAATCTTGATTCTAAATGTGTCGATACCACTTTCATCAGAACCATTGATTACCATGAAGTCGCAACCGATTTCGTTGCACATCGCTTTCGCTATGGTCGTTTTCCCTACGCCTGCCCCACCACTCAACAGAAGATTTGGAATGTTTTTCTGATTCACATACTCCTGAAATGGTTTTTTCATTCGATCTGGTAGAATACAATCTTCTACCATCTGAGGCCGATACTTCTCTGTCCACAACAGATGTTCCATAATATAAATCCTTCACAGTATAAATCATAAAATTAATTTTCACTCAAGCGAGTTGTGACATCCAAAAAACTACCATCTACTAAAATAAAAGTGCCATCTTCAAAAATAATTTTTGGTCCAAAAGATGTTTCTCGAACACATTTCACTCGATTTGGATTAATCGATACACTTTGATTATTATCAATATCAGTAAAATATTTAAAAAGCATTATTCACCTTTCTCAAATTTAGAACCAGATTCAGTAGAAATCCAATATTGTAAAGGAATGTTTTTGTTTTTGAAATGTGCAATTCCCTTAGAAGAAATTTTGACTTCATAAGAACCAGGAAGAATCTTACTCACATTTTCTGTTTTAAAAATCATACGATATTTGCTTCCTGTACCTTTTACATCAAGTTCAAGAGATTCAGTATGAGCAGAATCATTTTGCAAATCTAAAGTAATAACATTCACTTTAGTGCCATTAGATTCAATTGCAATTTGTGGTGAAGATAGAACAGAAGCCGCCTTCATAATCCAATCAAAATCTTCAGATGACAGGTCAAAATGAATTTCAGGATCTGGCATTGCCACTTGTTTCTCTGGCGGCAAAGTAATCATTGTTGGTTCACAGAAACGATATTTGATTTTACTACGACCTTTATTGCCAACAATTACCAAATGCTTCTCATCAAATTCAAATGACGGATCATCTTTGTGCAGGGAAACAACAGAAAGAAAATTGTTTAGGTCATAGACACCAAACTCAGAGGGAATGTTTTCTTTGATATCAACTTCAGCAAGAATTGATTTGAGAGAAGAAATAGTTCTAAGTGTATTTCCTTTTTTAAAGAAAATGCCTTGATTGATAGAACCAAAGTTCTTTAATACAGATAGTGTTTCATTTGAAAGTTTCATTTAATACTCCATAATTAAGATTTATCAACAGAATACAGTATATCATGTTCATACAGAAATGCAAGGCAACAAAGAGCGTGTGCCAAATGATGTTTGCCTGATTCAGGATCCATTTGTTCACCTTCTTTCCATGCCCATATGTGTCTCTGTA